ATGTTATACTAAAACCACTATGCGGACCAGGACGTTATGCTTACAAGGATCCTTTGTCAGGTCTGTGGTCTTGTCTTGTAATACCTAAAGGCAGGTAGTTATGATAGTAAAATTTACGCTGCAGCGTAATCTCTGCAGCTGCAGAGAATCTTATTCCTGGCAGAGAGTTTAAAATGGAAATTACAGCCATCGAATTAATAGGACTTGCTGTTTTCTGGAGTATATTCTATTTCTTTCTTAGTCATTACATCGCAGGGTTAAGCCGCGATGCTTGGGTCGAATATATCCGAGGTCCTGAATCCGACGAAATGTTGCTTGAGGCTTTGGAACCGATCGTAAATGAAATTGATGACAGAATGCATGATAAACTGGAAGCGTTCCAATCTTCTTTTTTTGGTTCTCTTGGAGCGGCTAGTAAAAAATTAGACCAATCAACAGGCCAAGCAACGATAAAAGCAGTAACTAGGGACAACCCGATACTTGGGTTTGTGGCTGAATACCTCATGAAAAGAGGCGGAATAGGGGATTTAGTGGGCCAGAATACCCCAAAGAGTGTAGACTCAACGTCTCCAGAAAGGGAGAAGTTAGGTCTAAAGTAGTATTATTTATTTATTATTTAGTTAATTAACTAGTATAGTAGTAGTATGACGGGTTATTTTTTGTTAAAAAAAACCGTGTAGTATAAATATTACTTTTTATAATAGGAATTATCGAAAGTTTTTCAGGGGTTGGGGGGGTATTCTTTGTATATGTAATTAATTAAACAACTAATTAATACCCTATTCTACAATGGTGGTATGATGACTGAGAAGAAAAAGAGGGTTGGCCGTCCCGAAAAAACGGATAGTGAAGGAAATGTAATTGAGACAAAAGTGATTAATGTAAATGTCCCAATTAAATTAATTCAATTCCTGAAAGAGAAAGGGGTGAACAGATCGGAAATGTTCACAAGGGTGGCAACCTGGTTACATCATGACCAAATATGCGATACCTGTTATAGTAAATTAGAAACTACGGGCGTCGGGGGTTATTGCCAACCTTGTGGTGCTAAGTATTGGCAAAGAACTAAGTCTTCCAGAACGTTTTGGAAGTACTTTAATCTGTGTCCTAACTGTGAGGAATCCTATAATTATGAGAATCTATTTGCACAAAGTAAGCAGGGCTTAGATGGCTGTCAGAAATGTGGTGTAGTATGAATGATTATCAAAGGGAAGCGATCCTTAGATGCACCAGGTGTAAATTGGAGTGGAAAATTCATTATAGGCCAGGACAACAATATCCATGCCCTGATTGTGAAGGATTTAAGACCCTCCAGTCTTAAGTAGCTACCCATATGTGAGTAGTCGGGAGCCTTCGATGGCCTCCCCACTTAGGAGAAATAATGGTAACAAGAAGAAAACCAAGAAGGGCACGCCGAAAACGTAGCTTTTCAATAAATCTTTTGGAAACTGGCGCAGGCCTCGCTTTCTTACAAGCGGCCAATGCAGGAACAGCAGCGCAGTCTTTCATGGGAGGGAATATTAAAGGAGGAATTGACGTATTATCAAAAGCCTTTAAAGCAAACAAAAACGATTTCATTAAGATCGGAGTTGGAACCCTGGCAGCAAAGTTAGTTCTTGGCAGTTTGGGTGGTTCAAAGGTATTGGGTTCTGTGGGTCCCCTGAAATTCCGCAGTTAAAATAGGAGAAAAAAATAACGATGGCCTTTTACAGGACGCGCGAAGGCGCAATAACAGCAGCGGATACTTTTACCGCACTTGGTAGTCTTTACGGACAATCAACAACAGCATCAGTGCAGGTACCTGCCTCTGCCACTTCCATTGTGGGTGTGATAGCAACTATTAGCACAGATAGCGCATCTAATGGTGCAGCTACATTCGGATGTCAATTAAGTGGAGATGGCCTTTCTAGCGGTCAGGAAACGTTCACAATAGGATCCCAGGGAGTAGATGGTACACCAGCAAGTAACGGTATGACTAATCTACCAATGACCTTGGACACATCCATATCTGTGGTCGGATCCAACCAGGTAAGTATCGCAGTAGCGATGGACGTAGACGTTGGTTCAGCCCAAGCAGCAATTACCTTAGTATTCCAGTAGGTTAGCATGGTTCGCAATAGGACAGGTCTAGCACCCTGGTCTCTTTCAAGAGAGGCGGGGATTGAGTCCGCAACAGTGGACGGAACGATAGAAGTACCTCAACTAGTACAACCTGTCCTGGACACTGGCTTTATAGATGAAAAGGGAGACTGGAAAGGCGCTAAATCAAGTGATAGAGACTTTAAAGGATTTCAAAGCGAGGAATCAATAGCTAATGGTGCAACCATATTAGTGTTTAGTGATGATAATAATTTTATTAATATGAACAGTTATGATATGTTACAAATAGCATTAATGTCAAGTGCAACAGGAAACTTAGCTGTAGAGGCAGTGATGGGACCTGACACACTTAGTTTTAGGAATTTAACACCAATTATTGCTAATGATCCAATTAAGATAGTAGACGCTGCAGGTACAGCGGTAGAAAGTGCCATGAACTCAACAATTGCGATTACTAATGCTGATGCCTGGATGGTTGTGTCAGTAGCCCAACAAAGATTAACAGGTTATGGCCCAATGTCGTTTAAAGTTACAAATCAACAGGGATCAACCGCAAATTTCTCATTCGCCTATAGGAGAATAGTGTTATAATGCCCAGGAAGAAAATGACCAGGGCACAGGTTAAGCGCAAATACAAAGCGATCTGTAAGAGTATGTACGATTTAATGACTGATAAGTTAGGCCATCACGATTCCAATGTTGGGATGTCACTCAATAAATTAATTGAAGTCAATAAAGCATGCCAGGCAGTTCTTACCAGGATGAAGTGAATAATGCCTTCCGCATTGATTCCTGACGGGTTTACACTAAAGAAAGTAACAAAGCTTGAGGAAGAATCTCTTAAGTCACATTTTGGCCGTGAAAGAAGGAAAGAATATATTACTACATTATTAGCCAATCCCACAGGGCCACCATTACTAGCAGCTATTATTGGCCTTGCATCCGCTCCGACTATACTGGGTCTAATATTTGCCGCATTGAGTAAACAGGATAATGGTAATGGTAATGGCTTCAAACCACCAGATAAAGTGGAATACCTGACTTTTGTAAAAGATTTTTCAGAAGGCTTTTTTGAGTTAACTGGAGCTGGTAAATTTGCAGGAGATCCTTTTGCAGGAGAGGCTAAAGATTTCTGGGATAAGTACGTGACAAAATGAATATTGGAGCCATTCTTGTATTAGCCAAACTCTTTCAGGACGTAGTGGGGGTTTCACCTTCAGTCATAGGCCCCCCTACTCCCAAGGATGAAGTGATCCCGACCGATGTTATACTAAAACCACTATGCGGACCAGGACGTTATGCTTACAAGGATCCTTTGTCAGGTCTGTGGTCTTGTCTTGTAATACCTAAAGGCAGGTAGTTATGATAGTAAAATTTACGCTGCAGCGTAATCTCTGCAGCTGCAG